CCCCGTCCTCGGAGGCAATGATGATTTTGCCGGCCGTGTGGTTGTAGTCGGCGGGCGCGCTGTCATCTTCTTGGACGAACTTGGCGTTGGTGGCTCTGGAGGAGAACATGCTGCCGGGGATTCTGATGGAGCCCCCCGACCACGGGGGGAAGGAGGCCGCCCCGGCGATCTGCTGCAATTCGAGCATACTGGCGGGGACTGGGTCCATGGGGTCGGGATCATAGGCAAGGGCGACACGACCGGTGGTGGTGCTGCTGCATGAAGGGACATAGTTGACCGTCATCCCGTGGTAAGTGAACTGTTCGTAATGGCGTGCGATCTTGGACAACCAGGGGCTGATGAGTCCGTTGCCAGGGTTGAGGTTCAGGGTCAAGGGTGTATAAGTCGCCTGTGGAATGACCGCGATGGACACTATCTCTGTGCGAGTGAGGCGAATGGATTGCTTGGAAACTGACGACTGATTGGTGTTCCTGTAGGTGCCGCCAATCATCGACGGGACGTAGTCCACATTTGAGGAGGTGGTTTTGCGCTTCGTAAGGTAGCGGTTGCGATTGCGCGCTCTGATGATGCGGACGTTGGCCCGACGAGTGGATTTTGGGCCGGCTGTCCAATTGCCTTGCCCCTTGTTTCCCTTGGCGAGGTAGGCGGCCCCTGTGCCTACCACGGCGCCCCCGAGCTTCATCCACTGCCGACGGGTCATACCAGTGCGGCCGATTGGCGGCTCCTGCTGGTAAAAACCGGGGTGCTGGAAGTTAACGTAGCCCCGTTCGAGGTCGACTTGGGGGTGGCGACCACTGCCAAGCCTGGTGGTGGAAGTCGGGGTCTTTGTGGGGTTGTTCTTGCGTTTTGTTTGTTGTGTCTTGCGACGGGTGTTCTTTGATTGTGACATATGTGTCGGTGATGTGTGTCTCTACTACTGTAGCTGCAGTCCAGAGGCTCAGGTTGTCACAGCTGGCTAGGAGAGCTGTTTCGCGTCACACGCGGAGTTCCCCAAACTCCATCTTTTGGCGTCGAGCCAAGGGGAGAAGGCGTGTGCGCGCAGCTTGAGTCTCTCGTGGGATTGGGGCTGCGCGGTTATCTACCTAATGTGTCCTAAGTTCGCCCAGATGGGCAGACCGGCACGCCCACGAGAGATTAAACTCAGCGCAGTCGTGCTACCTAGAATGTCAGGGGCGAGGTGAAACCTCGCCCGAGCCGCCCAAGAGGTCTTCCTTGAAGGGCGGGAAATCCAAGTTG